GGCTATACCATAAGTTCAGCGGTATGAACAACGGAAAACCTGACGACTTCAACGATGTAGACCGCGAAAAGCTGAAAGGTGCTCTCTACGATATTGCAGACCGTTTAAGAAAAACGGCTGATACACTTTAGAATTATATTTTTATTTTGACACTAAAAAGGAGAATGTTTTACACCATTCTCCTTTTTTATTTTTATATTCATCTTATTTTTTAGTACTTTTGCATTACTAAACATTTATATCATGAAAAAATTATTGTTTATCTGCATTATGGCAATTATGTGCCTTAACATTAAGGCACAGGCACTGGTAACAGACGCAGAAGGTCGTTACCCTGTTTATTGTACAATTGTTTGCTCTAACTTTTGGGGCTTTGGGAAAGTCAATGCAACCATGGACTTCGGAGGCGGTAAAACTTGGTCTGAAAGTTCTTGCACCCTTCTTGACGAAGATGGAAAAAAGATGAAGTTTACATCTACTATGGGTGCCGTGAATTACATGGCTAAACGTGGATGGAAATTGGACAGGACTGTTTTTCTGTCACTTGGCAAAAATAGCGTATTGCACTACATCATGGTTAAGTATGTTAAGAGCGACGACGAAATTACCGAAGGCATTAAATACAAGACCGACGGTGAATAAGGGAAAATCGTGATGACTCACTTTTTTGTGCCTTATACAATCAATGACTTATAAAGGCGTCAAAACATGCCATCACAAAAGTGAAACATAAAAAAGGGGAAATTTTCTCATAATTTCCCCTTTTTTCAGAATAGAGATTTAATTAAAAATATAAACTTTAATATCAGAATTATAAACTTTAATATCAGAATTATAAATTCTAATAACTCTTTTAATTTCTTATATTTGTTTTTTGTTATTTCCATATATTAATATAGCCAAAGACGGTCCTACATTTAGTCTTACCCACTAATTTTTCTCTACTTTTTTGTAATTATTTTTGTACATATTTTTATGTATATTTTGATTTCATACTTTTTTTGGATATTTTTGCAGAGTTAAGATGATTAATTGTTCCTTTACAGATGGCGCATAATCTGTTTTGGGCATATTAAACATATACAGCTGTTAGAGTTCACGTTGACGGGATGCGCCCCTGATACGTGAACTCGTCTTATATTATGGAAAAACAAGACATGAATTTTGTAGCCATTGATTTTGAAACGGCTACATTTGACAGGATGGCTTGCCAGGTAGGCATAACTATTGTCAAGGAGGGTGAAATTATAGACACGTTTGAAAAATTGATTCAACCGCCAAGAAATTATTATGATTATGCTAATATCAACGTACATCACATTACCCCTGAAATGACTAAAGATGCGCCAACCTTTGACAAGGTGTGGGAAGAAATTTCAGATTATATCATTGGCAAAGTTGTGGTTGCACATAATGCTGCTTTCGATGAAGATGTACTATACAAAAATCTTTCCTTTTATGGTATTCAAGTAAGAGGAATTATGCCTTTTTTCTGTACTTATAAACTTTATGGCCATACCCTTACTGATTTGTGCAATATGTTTGAAATTGATTGTGGAGAACACCACAATGCTTCCAACGATTCGAGATGTTGCGCTGAAGTGTTCCTTAAATATCTTAATCGAGTTAAACCACATAAAATTGAGAAAGAAGGAACTAAAGTAGAAAAAGACAAAAAGTATTTTGCTTCCAAATTTAGCAAACATTCTCAGATTTCAGGAGATTTGAAGCAAAAAGACCTTACTAATGCAGACCCTAACAATCCTTTCTATGATAAAAAAGTTGTCATAACAGGTGTTTTCAATATGGATAGGAACGAGATGGCTGCCAGACTTAAAGATATGGGTGCAGATATTAATGGCTCTATTTCAAGGAAGACAAACTTCGTTGTTGTAGGCGAGAATGCCGGACCTTCAAAATTGCAAAAGATTGACACGCTCAAATCACAAGGCTATAATATTGTTGTTATCCATCAAGATGATATTAATAAAATTTTCAACGGGCAATGGGACGATTATTTGATGAAAGATGAAAATTAACCATTCTTTCTTTGCCGATTCAAAGATAATTCCTATCTTTGCCATCGGTTACAAGTCGTGAATTGTTCACGCCGTCGGACATCGGTTAATTGTCCAGCATATTTGTATGGGCATTTTTTATGCCCTTATTATATCCATATTGGCGGTTGCCATTCCGTAAATCAACATTGCCCCGACGGGTGAAGTCACGATTTGTAACCAGCGGGATGTGCAGCCGCTTTTCTGTATCTCCGCGCCCGGCGGCTCCGGGTATGGTTACAAATCGTGTGATATGCAGACAAATGCAATTCAGCGCAGTGCGCAGCGCCCTGTCGACATCAAGGCATGGTTGACGGGAAAGGCACAATCTTTATCCAAATGGTATAACTCAAGGAGCGAGTTCTACTCTCGCCTCGCCGGCTTCGCTGTTACGTGGAAGACGGCAGTACGTGTTAATCTTTTTACTTTACTTGTATGTGTCACAGCCCTTGTAGCCATGCAGCAGCCAGTTGTCGCCGCTGTCTCTGCGGCATGCTCAGCATGGGTGGTCTACCGGCTTAACGCTGATGACAAGAAAGGAGGTGAGCAATGAACAAAAGTAAATATTACATTAAGGTAACGACTTTTTCAAATACAACGAAGTTAGGTGAAATCGTGGCACAGCAGGTAAGGGCTACTTATAACAAATCTGTCGTTACCAGTGGAAGAGAGGTAGAGAGAATTACCGAATTTATCATAAACGCCCAGAATGAAGCCATTAAAGAAAATGCGAAACTCAAGCGCATGAATGTTAAGTATTTTACCGGTAAAGGTTACTTCATCATTAGCCTGGAAGCAGCAAACTGCGATACTGAAAGGATGGCTTTTTCCCTATGCGGAGAAATGATTGAACATGAATATTGTGAGGAAGGGGGTGAGCAATGAAAAAGTATTATGTTACAGTGCTGACCTTTTACAATACGACTTTGTTGGGACGCGCCGTAGGACAAGAGGTGCTTAGCAAGTTCCACAGGTCTTTAGTTTCGCAAGAGGACATCGAAAAAGGCATAAAAGACTTCATCAACAACGCTATGGATAAGCACTTGAAGAAAAACAGGAGACTAAAGCCTATGCTCATATCAAGGCATGACTACTACAATTCATTTGTCGTTACCCTCGTACCTCTTAATGGTAATGACATGCTCAGGGCTTTTTCGTTAACCGGAGAACTGGTTGAGCATGACTATACGGAGAAAGGGGGTGAACAATGAGATTCCTTATTTTGAACGTCAACAGGACGAAAAAGGTGTTTGACTACAACCTGACTGAAAGCGTTTATCAGAACCTGCGGGACATCATGGACGGCGTGGTAATAAGTGAAGACGAGGTCAGCACGCTGCTGGGCGCACTGTTACAGATGACAGAGATAAGAGGCGTGGTAATGGTGTCAAGCGACCATGTGCAGGAATCAGACATGGAATGGGAGTTCTCGATTTATACAAGCACAGAAGGCAGCGAAGACCGGGAACTTATAGAAATAACGGCAAAAGACTACGGCGAGAACGTACTGGGCGAAAGCCTCATTGGCGACATAATAGACGGCATGGCTAACTGCAATCTATACCCTGAAGGAAAGCGCCGTCGCTACAAGTTCTTGAACTCGCTGACGTATGACGAAAGGATATGGGCGGAGATACTTGACGCCTACTTCTACAACTCACATAGTTCATGCGACGGCGACAGCCCCGAGATGCTTATGGAGTTTAAGACATCTGCAGAGATAGCTGACGACCTTGAAGAGATGTGCACCATGGACGCGGTTTTCATAACGCGCTATATGCACGCATACGGATATCATCCGCAGCGCAAGGCCGACGGAAAGATGGCGTGGAAAATATTCATGCCTGTCAGTTAAGCAGACTTGTATTTTTCGAAAAACAACACATATCATATCTTTGCACTCGATACTTCTAAGTTATTAATTTAATTAAAGTAAAACACGTCTGCCGCCACTGCGTGAGCCGTGCCGGCAGTTTATAATTTTCTTTTTTATTTTTATTGACTATTCATATAAGTTGTTTAATTTTTAAAGCTTGCCGCTCGCGAGAGCCGCAGGCTTTTTTGGTATTTTTCCATGCACACGTTTCTCCATATCTTTGTAGAAAAACAAAGACATGACAGTAACTACTTCATTCCCGCCACAGCTGTTCTCGTCCACGGTGCCAGACATAAAGGCTCTGACAGACGAGACACGCGTGCACGTGGTAATGCGCCTTGACACATCTGAGGTGTACAACGAATATCTTTATCCTGATAAGGACGGCTCAATAGAGATTACCGATATTCCGGCGCTTGTAACGCTGTTTCTGCGCCAGAAGCTCATAGCCACTCTTACAGTAGAGCTGCATGAGGAACGTCTGTCAGGCAATTCATCAGACGGCGAGACAGAGGAGACTGACTCGGCTCAGCTAACGTCGAGCCTTGTCTATTGTGCCGCACTGGTAGAAGACGACGCACAGACATTCTGTACAAACAATTTCCTCTCCATCCTGCAGGGAGCCAAGATGACATCTGTCGGCAGGCTGGAGTACTTGCATTATACAGGTTCAGACGGTGCCAGCGTAACGGCTCACTATGACGACGGCAGCACCCAGACATTCGCGGCGACAAAAGTAGGAGGCAACAGCAGCTACTCCACTATTGACGTGTCGCCGGCACGTTTCGCTTCGGAGGCAAAGACGCTGTGCTCGTTCGAGGTTACCGCCGGAGCACGCAAGCAAACATACGAGATCGACCAAGGAAATCCGGACGCAGCCCCTGTGCTTCTCTTCGTCAACAGCTTCGGCTGCCAGGAGATAGTCTATTGCACCGGCACTCATGAGGTTTCGCCAGAGTTCAAGTACTCTTCCGCCTACATCGGTGTGAACATGAAGAACTACGACATAGAAGAGACAAGAAAGTTTAACGCCGACACCGGCGTGCTGTCCTACCCTATGGCTTTCTGGATTAACGACCTGTTCCGATCGGACGAGGTGCAGCTGCTCAACTTCGTAAACGGAGAGCCTAAACCGGGGAAAATGGTAGTAATCACGGATGTCAACGCCGAATATGACAACAATCTTGACAGCATGCCGCGCTTCAAGTTCACCTACACTTACGCCCAGCGCAACCATAACGTGCTTGACACAGCAAGAGCCGGCCGCATATTCGACAATACCTTCGACAACACTTTCAACTAATTATATGGAAATTAAAGTTATACACATATCTGAAGTTCTGAAGCTCATGAACCACGCACTGATGAACCACCAGAAGGTAAGTTTCAAGGCGTGGAAACTTGGCACAGGGGCCAATGACCCTGAACGAGGAGAACTGAAGACATATAACGGCGTGTACGTGACATCTCACTCCAAAACCGGCTCTTACCGTATATTTGACCCTTTGGCCGAGGATAAGGCCTACAGATACAGGCGTGTTAATGAAGTGTTTATAGCAGAATTTTTAAACAAAAAAGTGATTTGGTGATTAATGGAACATAATCTTGATCTTGTTAAAGTCGGCCACATAGGCGACTCAAGCATTTTTCGCATACTTCCTGCCGTCCAGATTGGCGGCAAAAGCTTCAATGATTCTGTCAGCGAGGAATACGGAGCTGACTCGGCTACGGTTTTCGATGAGGACGTACTTTCTGACAGCGCAGTCAAGCCTCTTTTTATTAAGGACAAGGAATATAAGTATATTCCTTACGGCGACGATGACGACATGCCGGCAAAATTGCGCCGCCTTATAGGCGCAAGCATGGTTACGTCTCAGGGTATGGCCTTCGATATCATAGCATGCTACGGCCAGGGCATACGGTTTGTCAACCGTGACGATAAGTCTGACGTTACAGACCCGGAGATTAGGAGATTCTGCATGCGTAACTCTATTCATGAGTGCTATATGGAACAGGCCACGGACATGAAATATTATTTCTTCACAGTTACCGAAATAATTCTCTCCGGCGACCAAAAGAAAATTGTGCAGGTGCGCCATCTCGAGACATGCTACTGCCGTTTCGAACAGGCTAGAAACGGCAAGATAGAACATGTTTTCTATGGCGATTTCAACGATTCTACGCCGCCCAAAAACGCCGTGGCCATACCGCTGCTCGATATCTACGACCCGCTCGGCGACCTTCTCGTAAGGCTTGGCCGCGACCCCGACCCTCGCACCGGCAAACTGCTAACGCCGACAAAAGACCGCAAGTTCGCCATTGTTTGCCGTATGCCCACACCGGGCTTCAGGTATTATCCTTTGCCTTACTATATGTCGATATTCCGCGACCACTGGTACGACATATACAAGCTGATCGGACTCGGTAAGAAGTTCCTGATCAAGAACACCAGCGCGCCTAGGGTGCAGATAGAGGTGCATGACGACTACTGGAGCCGTGTCTGCGCCAATGAGAATATCACAGACCCAGTCAAGAGAGCTGAACGCATCAAGGAGGAACAGCAGAAAATAATTAAATTTGTTTGCGGCCCTGAGAATGCCGGCAAGGCCATCCTCACCCACTATTATGTTGACCCAAACGGCAAGGAGTGCCGCATGGTTAGAATATACGACCTTACAGAGGGACGCAAGCAGGGCGGCGACTGGAGCGACGACATGTCAGAAGCATCTAACGCTCTATGTTTCGCTCTCGGTGTACACCCTAACCTTATCGGAGCGACACCAGGAAAAAGCCAGATGAACAACAGCGGAAGTGACAAACGTGAGCTGTTTACGTTGAAACAGGCCATGGAAAAGCCATTCCACGACATCATGGCCAAGCCGTGGCATGTGATTCTTCACTTCAACGGATGGGCTGAAAAATATACCGTTGACGTACCTATGATAGAACTGACGACGCTCGACAAGAATACCAGTTCACAGACTGTATCAATAAGCAATAATAACGAGGAGGATAGAAATGGATCTGACAATAACAAAAGAAGAATTTGAAAGCGTACTCTATGTTGCAACATCAAAGCACATGGAAGTGTTCGAGAGTGTACAGCCACATATAGAGAACGCAACAGAAGACTGCATTGAAGAATTCTTCGGCAGTTTCTCAACAGATAATGCTAAAGTCATTAAATGTGCGAAAGACTATATCTGCGTTGACGCGTTCTTGCTGGTGTTCCGCCAGCTGGACCTCGTGCTCACCCCTACCGGTTTCGGAGTTGTGTCTAACCAGACGACATCACCGGCAAGCAAACAGAGAGTGGACGCCCTCGAGACTCAGCTTAGGCTTATTCGTGAGAAAGTGAAAGCACGCTTGATCAATCGCCTCACATCAACAGAGGACTGGGGCAAAACGGAGGCGGCTAAAAGATGCATACGTACTGTATTCTACAGCATCTCACTTTTTGAACGCTATGCCACAACTCCTGTCTCATTTGAATCATGGCAGGAGGCACAGATACAGATAATGGAGGCAGACATGAAGCTTAGAACGAAAATCTCAGATGCTCAGATGGACAGAATTCTTGAATCCGTGAGAAACGGAACTGCGGCTGCAGACTATTCCTCTATTATTTGGCATCTGCAGATGTTCTTCTCACTCTACATAGCCCATTCGCCGCTGATTGGAGAGAGAATGAGAATTATCATTGTCACAATGGAGGCAAACCCTGAGACATACAAGGAATATATGGAATCTGACGCATACAAAATCAACCACTATGAACCTTATAAAAACAAAAAAGACAGCCCGGCCTTCTTCTTCGCAGGTTGAGATAAAGCTGCACACTCCGAAAGCTTGGCACGAACTTACACAGGAACAACTCCGCTACGTGCTTACGCTAATGTCTGAAGGAATAGAAGGAGATACTCTAAAAGCCATGATGCTCATTCGCTTCAATCACATAAATGTTGTCAGAAGGAGTAAAGATGGGTGGAAGATGGTGAAAGATAATAAAGTCTTCTATGCAGATAAATGGCTTTTAGCTTCACTTATAGGAGAAATGAAGTTTGTTGACAGGTACGAGAACTTCGACACTAGGTTGGATGGTGTACAGGGATTCCGTGCCGTCAACAACCTTCTTAATGGCGTTCCTTTCAATGACTATCTGAAAATGGAGATAGCTTATCAGATGTATTCTTCAACGAAAGACGAGAAATATCTTGTAAGCTTGGCACGACTTCTATACCGTGACGTCCATGGGAAGCCTGCCAACACTATAAGCCTTGATAAGGCGGAGATGCTTTCGGTCTATCTCTGGTATGCACACATAAAGGATGTGTTCTCGCAGATTTTTCCAGACCTTTTCAAAAAGAAAATGACAACTGATACAGACGATGACGAGATTGACCTGCGAGTTGTTACAGATGCCCAACTGAGACTGCTCACTGACGGCGACGTCACGAAAGAGGATGCTGTGAGACGTGTCGACTGCAAGCGAGCTCTTACAGAACTTAACGCTAAAGCGAAAGAGGCGCGTGAGATGCAGGCTAAATTAAACGCTAAGTAATGTCTGATATGTTTAATGCTATTGAATATCTCGAAAAGATTGCCAAGGCTAACAGCCTTGCGAAGAAACATGAGTTTATCGTGGGCGAGTGCAGCGGTATAGAGGGACTCGAACCGCTGATGCAGAGCTACCGAAAAGCGGCCAACTACATCATGGTGGACGATACCGTGGACGGCTCTATGATTTCAAACCGGGTAGGTTGGTATAACAGAAGAACCTACACGGTGTTTATCTTCGCCATGTACCGTGAGGATGACATGGACGACAGACGCCAGAAACTCGACCTCTGCAGGGAAATCTTCCGGCAGCTGCTCTCTCACCTCATAGCCGACACGGAGAAATACGAATACGACCTCGTGTATATGCGCACTCAGTCTATTCAGTACAGAGAACTCAACAGCTACAACTTCTCTGGAGTGACAGGTCTTTACTTCATGCTTAACGTTGACGAACCTGCTGATCTACAATTTGACGCAAGCCTATGGGATTAATTAACAGTGGACAAAACGTAACACGCCAGGATCTCAGCGACTTCGAAAAGGGATGGACTGACTTTATGGTTGACATCTGGCATGAGCGCATGGCTATGCTCGGCATTAACGATACAGGCACGTTGCGCCGATCTGTAGAAGCACACATAAGCGGCAACGAAGGGCAACGCCGTATAATCCACAGATTTGTGCTTTACGGCATATACGTTTCCTCAGGTGTAGGAAGAGGATATAGTAAAGACAATGGTGGAAACCTTGACTTTCTTGATCCTGCTTATCGTGAGGAGCACGGACTCAACAAGCCTAGAAAGAAAGGTCCTGCATGGGGCGGAGGCATGACCAGCGGCAAACCCAGACAAAAGCGTGAATGGTTTCCGAAGAAATACTTCTACTCTATCAAAAGACTTATGGAAAAGGAAAGCCAGTACTATGGTGAAGCATACAACGGCACACTCGTTGACGCATTCGCAACGCTCTTCGACGACAACAACGAGGCAAAAGTAACCCGCATGAACAGCGTTATAAATATGTAATTTTGTATTTTTCGCAACAGTTGTTTGTTTCTAAATTTGCGATATGGAGATAGACCAGCTAAAACAGATGTTCGAAGGCATACGTGACGAAAAACGCATGTATGCCAATACTGCTACAAGGATAGGAGACGCTTTTCTTGCGCTTCTATCTTATGTAGGTTCTTCTAGTTCTTCAGCTTCACGTAATTATCTGAGGAAAGACCAAGAAGATACAACTTCATTTCTTGTAACATTTGAAGCTGGAATTAATCTAGGCGAAGACATCTACAATATAGATGCATCAGGCAATGCCATTTTAAGATCTCTAAAGAGCGGCCCTTTTGACCCCGGAAAAGGAGAGAAAGGGACCTTTGACCTTTATGTTGCTGATGATAGGTCTTATCTAGATATAGACAACATAAACATAAGAGAAAGCCTTAATGTTAAATATCTTCAGATAGGTAACGGAGTAATTAAATGGGATGATGAAAATAAGGCTTTTTATGTCGAACAACTAGACGCCACGCCTGCTAGTTTCTATGCGACAAAGGGACTATCTGCATTAGGTTTTAATTCCTTATCTGATACAGGTGGAGGTTCTTTCGACCTGTTACAGGACTGGGATAAATATGTTGACGAGACAGCTAAAAGCATGGCCTTGTCAGCTTATCTTGGCAAAGACCTGTTAGACCGTGTCGCCTCGCTCGAAAGTGGCCAGAAAGGTCATAAAATAACAATATCAGGCTCAGGAAATGTCGTGGTTGATGTCGGAGAAAGCAGCGACGGCGGCACCCTTACATTCACGAAGGGGAACATAGATCTTAGCGGTTACGCCACTACAACAGCCCTTGCTGAAGTTTCTAAAAAGGCAGATGCCGTTACGACGAAGGTAAATGATTTTCTTGAGGGTACGGACACTGACAACATTATAAACCGGTGGAAGGAACTGGAAGCATTTCTTGCAGGACAGACGCAGACGTCCACACTTGCTGAATTACTTGAGGTAAAGGCTGACAAAAATTTGAGGATTAATGCCGGAACCGGACTTGCCGGTGGCGGCAGCCTGTCGGCGGATATCACACTGACTCTTGCAACAGTAGGGACTGAAGGTACATACACAAAGGTAGTAGTAGACAAGTACGGTCGCGTAACCGGCCATGCCACATTGAGTGCAGGAGATATCCCTATGCTCGACATATCCAAGATCAGCGGCCTGCAAGGAGAATTGGACAAGAAACTGAACATAAATGATTTCGGGAGCAAGTTTGCCGCAGAGATGGCAAACTGGTTTAAGAAAGACACTGAAGGCAATGTGTTTGTCGCTAACGCCAAAGGATTCTACTCGGAGTCTTTCGTATCAGCACTCGGCATGAATTCCGGCGGCAGCTCCGGCAGCTCTTCTTTCGACCTTCTACAGGACTGGAATAAATATGATGATTCAACGGCAAAGAATACTGCCCTGTCAGCTTATCTTGGTAAAGACCTGCTGGACAGGATGAGAATAGAGTTTTCCGATATGGACAACTGCCGGATAAACGGCACAGGAAAATCAGGAGTATTTGATGTATATTCTAGCGGCCATAGTGTCGGCACTTTATTAGTGAGCAACGACATTATGAGCCATGGCACAAATCAATTGTTTATAACGAATATGCTGATGGATGTTGACAGCAACACCCATCAGGACGACAGGATATATGTTTATTACAGGTATTACAACTTTAACGCTCCAAATGCCGTAACGGAGAAAGGAACATGGAGTAAATGGTGCCTTGTAATAGGATCAAAGGCCGGTGAGAACGGCATGGCGCGTATAAAAGGAATCAGAGACAATGACATAGATGATGTTCAGAACGCTATCGGCGTATGGGCAATAGACGGTACTGCATACAATGCAGCATCAGAAACAGATATTAGTAATATTTTTAATTAAAAAAGTTATTATGGCAAAATTTTTAGACTTGACAGGCTTAACCCATTTTTGGAGTAAAGTAAAGGCTTATGTAGACGGTGCTGTAAGTGCAGCAAAAACAACAGTAGGTAATTATACGATTAACGGGCAAAAGATTAGTACTAATCCTACCATACTTGGCAATGTGACAAATGACGCTCAGGTCAAGCGCAGTGAAATGGGAGTCGCCGGAGGTGTAGCCACGCTTAATGAAAACGGAAAGGTTCCGTCATCTCAGCTGCCTATGTTCATGGATGATGCCTTAGAGTTTGACAATGAGGTAACGGACAGCAGCTCGCTAAAAGTAATCACAGGTTCGGCGAAATCGGTTGTAGGAGTTGTTTATTGTAGGGATAAAGATAAGTTTTTAGGACAGAAAGACGCGCTGAGCAATGAGTATTATGCGGCTTGGGGTGAAAGTGACAAAATCAGAGGGTCTGAAGCTTACGGGACGACCGTAGTGGGCCAGGGGGTTACTCCTAAAGACGGAGTGATATATGTCAATCTGGGAAATGCCAAGAACTACAGATATGCCGGTTCATCCGCAAAACTAGTAGCTTCAGGTTCTGACTTAGCACTTGGAGAAACATCAAGTACGGCTTTTAGGGGTGACTATGGTAAGATAGCTTATAACCATGCGCAGGCAAAGGGTGTGGCTTTAAGTACAGAAAAGCTATATAAGATAACAACCAATTCAGAAGGACACGTAACAAAAGGAACTGCAGTTACAAAAAACGATATTACCGCACTAGGAATACCTGCACAGGACACTACATATGGTATCGCAACGGCATCTAAGGCCGGTCTTGTTAAGCCTGCATCCGTTATTACAAAGCCTACAATAAATACAGCAACGACTACATCAGGCAAATATTATCACGTGCAAATGAGTAGTGACGGTGCTATGTTCGTTAATGTCCCATGGACAGACAACAACACGACTTACGAATCTATCTCTGAGTCAGAAATAGACAGTCTATTCTCATAACAACCCTTAAGCAGGGTATCAAAATAGAATGCTCCACTTTCATTAAAAACTTGCCTATGAAATTTTTAGATTTAACAGGACTTTCACACTTTCTGGATAAACTGAAAAGTTTAAAAGGGGCTGATAATGGCTTTGCCGGACTTGATAAAAACGGTTTTGTAGAAGAGGATCAGCTATTGTACAGGTCGAAGGAAGTTATATACTTCACAAAACAGGTATCAAGCACGACCATGGCTTCTGTTGGTACTTCTCTTATTAATCCTAAGCAAGTTGTTTATGATAAGAGTAAAAAACGATTTGTTGCCACTAATGCATCAACATCTGTATACACAAGTTGTCAAGCTGCTTGGGCTCAGACATCAGAAGAAGCATATAAGGCCTCTTCATCTTTTGGCAGCCAGGATGGCACAAACGGAATCACCCCTAAAACAGGAGTCATATATTATGATGAAGAATTAAAAAAGACATATATATGGAATGGAAGCTATCTGGAAGAAACAGACTACTCGGTAGACGGAGATACGACTCTAAAGCATATATTCTTTAATAAAAGTTCATCGGTAACATCTCCAAGCAATACTGTTAGTCACGACATTAATATTACTAGCAACAAAGTAGGATTTCAATTTGTATCCCCACTTGTTGCGACATACGTGACTTCTACCGACCCCATAAATTCAAGTAGGCCCAAAATTCAAACCATACAAGTCACTATGCTTGATGCCACTTCTGCAAGAAATGGCTATATGACAAAAACTCAAGCAAGCCAATTAAGTAGTTTATATACTTCACATGGAGGCAAATCATATTTACCATTGAGTGGTGGAACCGTTACCGGGGGACTAGCGATTAATGGTTCTTTGCAGGCAAAGGGGGGATTTGAGCTTTCTGGTCCGACACCATTTATTGATTTCCACTATGGCAACAGCACGGCTGATTATACATCACGTATTATCGAGACTAGTAATGGAGTTTTAGAGATTAATGGTTTACAAATAAATAAAAATGGTCAAATCGCATTAAAAGGAGCAGCCTTTGATAAAGGACTTGCTTTACAGGATAGTTTAGTTGTCGGTAATTATACACAAACAGATAATGCTGGTTATTATGCAATCTTTTGTGCAGGAGGAATATTGCATAATACGGCATCAGGGGCTAAGTTTGGTATATATGCTAATGGTAATGCAATGTTTGCAGGAACAGTAACAGCAAAATCTCACGCCAATAGTTCAGATATAAGACTTAAAGAAAACATTAAATCTATATCAGAAGATATAGACAAAATTAGGGATATTGATTTTTTTGAATTTAATTATAAATCCGATGAAGAAAAAACTAAATCTTATGGCGTCATAGCTCAAGACTTAGAAAAAGTTGGACTTGAGAATCTTGTTGTAGAGGATGCCAATGGATACAAAGCTGTAGATTATACCGCTTTGATTATGCTGGAGCTGCAGAGGCAGAGAAAAGTGATTGCCGCACTGGAGAAAAGGCTGGCGGAGATTGAGAAAACATGGAGTTGGAAATGAATTACGGAATAAAATGGGAATAATTGAAGGAAACATCGTATCTGCCCCGCTTAACACAAGGGATGTCGGATCTGTCCTTGGCTCGGCATCAAATGACGTGGGCACTCTTTGCACGCACGCCAACATCAACATGTGGGCAAAGTTCAAGCCTGTGCCGTTGCGTGCTATGTTCCCGGAAGACACCTTAAAAGGTTCTTCGGACTGGAACGGTACCCCGCAATCAAGCACACATAAGCCTTGGTGGTATGGCGACGGAGACCAGCCGGCATACACGGTACCTGTCATAAGTGAACTTGCAGATATGGGAAGTAACGGCAACCAGAATAGTGATGCTGTATGGCGGTATAACAGACCTACCGGCAAAGGTGCCAGTGCGGCATATCCTGACTTCCCTTTCAGATTGACAGACTTCGTAGGTTACAGACATGACGCAAGACCGCCATTCACGGCAAATCTTCCTTTAGAGCTTACCGCTGACAATTTTTCATATTTTGGCGTTGATATGCCGGACAGAGAGCAAGGCGAGCTTGACTTGTCTGACATTTGCGACATAATGCATCTAAGTGCAGTATATATAGGCATAATCATCAAGAACATAACACGTGGCATAACAACGGCTTATGTAAGCACGACGGCTCTTAATGCCAACAACAGCGACAGCTGGGCTATACCGGTTGTAATAAACAATGGCTCAACCATCGAAAACGGAGGCGCCGGACAGACTATATCAGAGTCAGACACGATAGATGTGTACCTGTTTCTTTCTACATCAGCAGGGGAGACAAACTGGGAGAACATGACAAAATACAGTGCCCTTCTTACTCCCGATATGCACATCTACAGGAGATATAAGGGATATGGCCATAATATCAAGATTTTCACGGGTACATTTACGTATGTCCTGGAAGCAGAAAACATCCTTGATTGGGGCAAGACATGGTACTACAAGGACAGCGACGGAAACATTTTCTCTTTCCGAAAGACTGTTGACCAGATTTCAAACCCGGACTCAAAAGTAACCGTTAAACTCACAAGCGGAAGCACTGCATACGATTCATTGCGTGCCACAATCGTACAGAAGGGCAAGGTAAAGGACAGCAATACGGGACAACTGACAGAGATAAATCTCGTCTACGCCTTGGCATACAATGAGGGTGCAGGAATGATAGGTACATCAAACAAGACCCTCGTACTTGGAACGAAGTTTAATACAATCTCATTTGCAGCATACCCCACGGAGGAAGACGCCAACCGAGAAAGCAACATACAATGGATGCGAGGCATGCCGATAGTCCAGAATGTAGAATATAACAACGCGGATGCTAACCTCGAAGGCGCTGTTACTGATAATATATTGGATGTAACCGTAATGATTTCGCCTTCATCTCAATATACACGAATTGATCTTACCAATAACGGAACACCCGTGAGTGTGGAACAATAATACTAACTATAATTTGTATGTCAAGATAAAATTTAATCAAAACTTTATAAACAAAATCATGAAAAAGATAACAACAGAGAAAATCCTGAGCGTCTATAACCTCATAAGTGACGCAAAACTCACAAAGATGGAGGACTGCGACAAGTTCAAAATGATTAAGATTATCCGTGCCTTGAAACCGGTAGTAACGAATTTTGAAGACTTTAAAAAAGTTGCCAAAGACAAATTGAAAGGCGATAATCACGACTATATGCTGGAGAAGGCACAACAGTGGCAGGCGGAGGGCGAAAAGACAACTCTGAGTGAGGCAGAGCGCATCGAAATCAACAAGTACTTCAACGACTACAACAACAAGATCGTGGAGTGCCTGAAGGAGGAAGCTGCCAAGGAAAACGAGCTTGACTTTGAGCCGCTCGACGAGGAAGCATTTGGAAAGCTTGTCGCCAGCAACGACTGGACGCTGGGGCAGATTGCGGCGATAGAGGAATTTATAATTTAATATCTAAATAAATTTACTGATATGTTTGAACAAGATATTTATATGAACAGCGGCACCAGAATGTTTACGTTCGCCATGATGGGCAACGAGCTTGTTGCCGTGATATATGATGCACGCTGGTTTTTGGCGACGATACTTTTATGTGTATTAGCTGACTTCCGCTACGGCTGGGGCGAAAGCAGCAAGCGATTCAACATGGCCAAGAAAAAGGGCGATAAGTTGGTCATGGCGCAGTATAAGTGGCGCACATCTAGGGCTATCAGAAGGTCAATCAATAAGTTGATGGACTACCTGATGTGGGTGAGCATAGGTGCTTTTATTGGCATGGCTCTCCTTAAGCCTATAGGTGTTGATTACATGATGGGCGGTTTTGTAGCCACTTGTATTGCCGTTGGCTGTGAAGCAAAGTCTTTCTTTGGTCATTTCTTTTGGCTTCATGGGGTAAGGATTGAAGAAAAGAGTATTAAGGGCTTTTTCAGGGCGTTTGTCGTTGCTTTCGCAAAGCGCAAGAACAAAGACATAGGTGAAGCCTTGGAAGCCGGTTTTGATGAAATAGATAAAAAGTAAAGTTATGAGAAGCATTAAAAGAATTTTTGTACATTGTACTGCAGGAAGCCAAAGGCAAACAATTGCAGACATTAAGGCGGAGTTTAAACGTAAAGGTTGGAAGAACCCTGGATATCATTATGTTATCCAGGCAGATGGGACTGTTACGCAATTGTTAGGCGAACAGTTTGTCAGCAATGGAGTGCAGGGCTACAACTCAACATCAATCAATGTTGCGTACATGGGTGGTATAGACGCAAATGGCAAGGCGGTGGACAACAGGACGGAAGCCCAGAAGGCAAGCCTTGTAAAGCTGCTTAAGGAGTTGAGGGGCCGTTACCCGAAGGCTCAGATACTCGGTCACAGGGATATCAGCCCTGACACCAATCATAACGGCAAGGTTGACTCATGGGAGAGGATAAAGGAATGTCCTTGCTTTGATGCCATAACAGAATATAAAGGTATATAGTTATGGGAATGGTTAAAAGGTTGTTATATCTCATTATCCCCTACATCATATTGAGTTCGTTGGCAGGATGCAAATCTGTTCAGTATGTGCCTATGGAGACTGTTAGAACCGACAGTATTTATGTAGACAGATACCAGCGTGACAGCATATATCAACGAGACAGCGTATTCGTCAACAGATGGATAGCTGGAGATACTGTATATCAGGATAAGGTCGTTTGGAAGTACGTCTATCGTGACAAGATTAAATATGACACTGTGGCCATCTTGCGTTCAGACACGCTCCGGGTTCCTTATCCAGTGGAGAGCAGACTTTCGACATGGGAAAAAATCAGGTTAAAAGTCGGGGGATGGGCCATTGGGTGCATGGTTATTACCATTATAATATTTTCCATTTACATAATTCGGAATATGGCTGATAAGAGATGAATATGAAATTTATTTAAATATCAAAATAAATCACCTCAACATATTGCATAGTTAGAATAAATTTACTACCTTTATAACAGAAATATTATTTATGATAATTACCAAATTTAACAAGGAACAGATATGACAACTTTTATAATTGCATTATTTATTACATACTTCATCATTCTTATTTGGAAAGGTGGTGGATGGTTTTCAAAAGAAAGCTACAAACAGGAAGCAAGGGAACAAGCTTTATATCAAAGTAAAAACAATAATACTAATTTTATTGAAAAGGCTATTGATAACAGAGGCTATGATCCATACGATGGACTTGTACAATACAAAAATGGAGTCTATACAACAATAATCTTTGGAAATAAGGATTATCCAATAACACGTTATCTTAATGCCAATTCAATAGAAGAACTTCAGAAATTAGCAGACCCTTTCCTTAAAAAACGCCGGGATGCATGGGTCAAGAGGAAAAATAAACAAAAGAAAAAATAATGTATTTTTCTTGTTTTCTAAAAAACGTTATGTTTGCAAATAACCAAATATAACGTTTTTTTTATGTCAAATAATAATACTTACACTACAACCATATTCCTTAATGACGAACAGGCGGTTAACAGGTTGAATGCATTACAAGCCAACGTGGAAAAATACCGCAAAGCTAAACAACAGGCTTTACTGGATGGTGATGACAAGGCATTCAAGACTGCGAACAAGCAGATAAAGGAATGTGAAAAGGAAATGAAAGCTTTATCTACTACGGCACAGAACGTTGACAGGGTACTTAACAATCTGTCGACAACTTCCGTAATTGATATAAAGAATACTATAAAAGCAATTAACAAAGAACTTAATAGCGGAGCTGTACATAGAGGGACAAAAGAATGGGATTACTTCCAAAGGAAGCTCAAAGAATGTCGAACTGAACTTCGAAACATTCAAAATGAATCTGCTGCTGCAGAAAATGGAGGCTTTTTTAAAAGAACTGTTAACTTCCTGAACTACAACTGGGGTGCTATAACTCAAATAATAAGCAGTCTGACGGCATTGACGTTTACAATTCGGCAGGCAACGACAGAATATGCGGATATGGAAGAAGCAATGGCCGACGTACGCAAATATACCGGCCAAACCGCAGAAGAAGTACACCGGATGAACGAGGACTTTAAAGCAATGGATACGCGTACATCTCGTGAGAAACTAAATGAGCTTGCCGGAGCAGCAGGAAGGCTCGGCATACAAGGCACGGAAGCCATTGAGGCATTCGTCGACGGAGCTGACAAAATCAACGTCGCCCTAGGTGATGACCTTGGCGATGGAGCTGTTGATAAGATTGGTAAATTGGCTACAATGTTCGGCGAAGACGACAAGAAGGGATTACGCGGTGCTATGCTTGCAACTGGCTCCGCAATCAACGACCTTGCCCAATCGTCTTCTGCTAATGCCGGATATATTGTTGATTTCACCGCAGATCTGTCAGGCGTCGCCATCCAGGCTGGAATGACGCAGCAACAACTCATGGGACTTGCGTCAGCTCTTGACCAGAATATGCAAGAGGAAGCAACGGCGGCGACTGTTTTCTCGCAACTTATCACCAAAATGTACCAAGAACCTGCTCGCTTCGCTCAGATTGCCGGCATGCAGGTGAAGGAGTTCACCAAGCTGATGAAAGAGGATGCAAACCAAGGACTGCTCACTTTTTTAGAGGCAATGCGCTCTAAAGGCGGTTTTGACGCTATGGCGCCTCTGTTTCAGGAAATGCAGCTCGACGGCACGCGCGCAGTCGGCGTGCTATCAGCTGTAGCCAGCCATCTTGACCAAGTAAAGGAAGCTCAAGACATTGCAAACAAATCTTATGCTGAAGGAACAAGTGTTCTTGCGGAATTCAATGTACAAAACAACACCGTTCAGGCTGGAGTTGACAAAGCAAAAAAAGAATTCCAAAATCTGACAATAGAACTAGGCGAGAAACTTCTGCCTATTGTAAAATATACTATAACATCGAGCTCGCTTCTTGTTAAATCGCTCTCAGTTATTGTATCTTTCATCACACGCCACATCAACGTTATTTTAGCTCTTACCACGGCAATAACGACATATATCGCAATACAAAAAGCGTCTATTGTCGTTGACAAACTTAAAGTGATGTGGACAGGCAAAATTATGACCGCCATTAAAGCATTATATACAACAATGCTGAAAAATCCTTATCTTGCGGTTACAGCCGCTGTATTAACTCTTATTGCTGCTTATAAGGATTGGAAAGATTCAATCGTAGAAGTATCACAAACACAACAAGATCTTGATGAAGTAAACAGACTTGCATCTGAGACAATCAGTGCAGAAAAGAATCAACTGGATGAACTATATCGATCTGCAACGAACAAAGCTGAAGCGGACGCTGTCAGACAAGAGGCTATTCGTCAGTTAAACAATATAAGTCCTGAATATCTAGGTTTCCTTAATGCCGAGAATATACATACTCAGGCTGCAAAGAACGCCATTGACGCTTACACCAAATCTCTATTACTTAACGCTAAGGCAAAGGAACTTAATTCGAAGCTCGATGAGCTTAGCAGAAAAAAGAATGAGGCACAAAACGCTGATTATACACGATGGTATGATGGATTCCAAACTGCCATAAACTCTATTGCCGACAAGATAGAACGTGCCCGCAACGGGTTAAGCTCGCTTTTTTCTCAGGGATCATTCAGCACTGGCTGGAACGACAAAACTAGCCTTGGGGGATATGCGATGAACACAGCTCAAGCTGCATTAATAAGATACAATAATGCTATTTCAAAAATTTCAGAAGAAGAGAGAATCCTAAGAAAGGAGCTTCAAGAAACAAACAAACAAATTCTTGAAAATGCCGTTGTGCTAAATAAGTCTGCTGACGCTGCTAAGCATGCTGAAACAGGAAATAAAACAACTTCTAGCGAGAAACAGCGGAAAGAGGAAGAAAAAATTCGCAATAAAAGAGAGCGAGCAGAGAAAAAAGCACAAGCCGAAGCATTAAAGAGGCAAAAAAATACGGACAAAGAATATGTGGCTGAACTGAATGTACAGCTGGCCACACTAGATTACCTGTATTCAAACGGCCTAGTATCTTACAAAAGTTATTTACAACGCAAAGAAACGTTGCAGCTCAATAGTATTGATAAGCGGAAAAAACTTTGGGGAGAAGAATCGACTGAAGCGAGAATGCTTGCTGATGATGAAGTGAAAATAAGACAAAAAACCATTGAGGCTTTAGGAAAGCTCAATGAACAAGAGATAGAACATGAACGTGTCGCTAAAGAAGCTAAAATTAACGCTATGTTCTATGACGAATCATCAGATATATTCCTTAATGAGAGTGCCATGAATGAGGCGCTTTTCCGCAACGACATTGACGCACTTAACAAACGTCTCAGCTTATACAAGACAGGAACTGAAGAATGGCTTTCTCTTAAAGCAGAAATAGAAGAAAAGCAGAATCAGCATCAGTATGATCTGCAAGCAGAACATGACTCTAAGCTGATTGATCTTCGTAAAGAATATCTTAATCAAGGTAATGCCATGGAAGAGCAGATTGAAATGAATTGGCTTGATAAATTCTACCAAGAAGGACTCCTTAACGAGGAAGAATATCAGCAGGCAAAAATGGCAATACGTGAACGTTATGCTTCAATGCCATCTACTGCAGACGACACCACACACAACACGGCAAAGTCTATGCTTAACGCAGCAGAAAAATCTGCCGGACCACAGGCTCAGTATATAACAGACGGATCAGACTCAGGCATTACTGCAATATCCTCGATATTCGCCATAGTCCAATATAGGAAGAAGGTTAATGAAGACTTGAAGAAACTATATGGTGAAGACTATGAGAACAGCGCAGCGTATAACGAGGCAAAAAAGATGAACAATAATGCGATGTTCCAAGAAATTATCAGTGCGGCTTCAGTAGCATATAGCTCTATTAACAACATTATGTCTGCAGCATCGGCGTATTCACAAGCATGCTCTGACTATGAGGTTGCTAAGATAAAGGCAAACTACGACAAACAAATCGAAGCTGCCGGGAACAACTCAGCCAAAAGAGAAAAGCTAGAAAAGGAAAGAGATAAAAAGATTAATGAAGCCAAGAACAAAGCAAACAAGAAGGCTATGGCAATAGAGATCGCTCAAGCTTTAGCATCTACTGCAATGAACGCCATTTCAGCATACGGAGCCGTGCTACAACCAGGTCAACCATGGACGGTGCCACTAGCCATCGCGGCAGCTGTAGCGGCGACTGCATCAGGTATGCTGCAAGTTGCAACTATCAAAAAACAGCACCAGGCAGAGGCTGCCGGCTATTATGAAGGCGGTTTTACTGGACCTGGTGACTATAGGCGCGAGGCTGGTGTCGTACATGCTGGAGAATTTGTTGCAAATCACAAAGCTGTCAACAACCCTCAGCTGCTACCTGCACTGCAGCTGATTGACCAAGCACAACGCAATAATACAGTTGCTTCTCTTACTGCTACCGATGTTAGCCGTGCTGTTGGAGGCGGCAATACTGCGGTTGTAGCTCCAGTTGTAAACGTAACTACAGATAATGAAGAGCTAAACCGTGTCATAAAAAACGTCGTTAATGTGGTTGACTCGCTTAATTCAATACTCGCATCTGGCATCAATGCAAATGTCTACATAGACGGCGAATATGGCTTTGACGCTCAATACAGAAAATACCAACGTTTAAAGGGATAATATATGAATTACTGCATAATTAATGGAGAAAAGGTTTATCCTACTGTCGGTAATAACATAAAAATTACTAAGGAAAATCCACTTATAAAAGACAGGGATGCGCAGACAATGGAAATCGAATTTCCATTGTCTATATACAACAACAGAAAATTCTTTGGCAATGTCAACAGAATAGACGTTGCCAAACACTCAACAGAATACAATGATTGCATTCTTTATTCCAATAACCTTCTTATTATAAAAGGTAAGGGCACTATAACTAGCTATACTGAAAAAGCAGTCAAATTGCAGATTATCTCGGGAATAAGAATGTCTTATACGGATGATTACTATTCATCTATATACATAGACGAGATTGACGCTTATGCTAATATAGATTTTGATCCTGCTATGCTCGACGAACATGGCTATCGGGGTTTATATGCCCTCCCACCAGTGTATGATGAAACGAATGACATTGTACTTAACAGGAAAGACCTAATAAGGGAAAAGGATGATAATTTCAGAAAAGAAGTACTGCAAAACATTAGGATACAGCCTTTTCTGGCTTATGTCGTTCGTCGTATATTTTACTACCTTGGATATACACTAAATCACTGTTTCCTAGATGAGGAACCATGGTCTCGCATGCTTGTATATAATAATAAGAATGTGTTATCAATAAAAGGAGCATTGCCGCACTGGTCCATAAAGACTTTTTTATCTGAATTAAAAAAACTCTTTAATATCGGATATGTCTACGACGAGGAGAAAAAAACGGTTTCGTTAAATCGTTACTTTGACACACTCGATACAGTCCATTATGAATGCCTTGACGAATTCTCAACAGACTATGACGAGGACGGCCTTGAATACATAAATGCTTCTAATCTTAAATACAATCTTTCCGATGCTGAAGAAAACAGATATGCGGATATAGATGAGGAAGTGCTCTCTAAATTCACAATAAAAGACTATGTCTCAATAAGCGAGGCTCAGAAAGATATCAAAAATATGTCAGAAATTGAAAAGATGACATCTGTATTCAGATTCAGCAATGACCCGTTTGGAGAAAAATGGGGCTATTGTTCCAAGAGTACAGACAATGAAGGAAACACTCTTTTTACTATATATTCTTTCGCCTGGTATATGCATGTCAGACGTGATGAAGGCAATGACACTAGTGTTGAACTCAATATAGTTCCAGCTGCAGCACATCATGTAGAATTCGATATAAGAATATATGATGCCAAATATTCAAAACCGGTTAGCTATTCTAAAAAAATTGGTTTCTCTATGCCTTCGTCTACGAACGACAACATATATACAGAGGAAGAAATTTACAGTGACTACATCTCTGTAGAAGATTACTTAAAGAATGGCAATGAACCTTCTGAAAGAGAAGAGTCAGAAAGAATGGAGCTTTACTTCCTTACCGGCAACACATACTCGTTTGACGTTGACGGAATAGACAATTCAGTTACATTCTTATCAGCTGGAAGTGAATATGACAAAGGATCATTCAGATTTGATGGAGGCAGGTCTGATAATAATATAGGCATATTCCATCCCTCGCAAAAATGGATAGAAAACAAAGAGCAGGTCGTCATCAAATTTTTATCTGATGACGTACCTGACACTAAAAAAATTTTTGTTTTCAGAAACAAAAAATTCATATGCGACAAAATTGATATAAATATTACAGACAATGGGATAGATAAATTAATGACTGGGTATTTCTATGAATTGACATTATAAAATACCTTCATAGTTTATCAACATCTCGTTTGCGTCTGCAATGTCTTTAGGCGTGTATGTATCAGTTATTGCAATATTTGAATGCCTAGCCTGATCTCTTACAGAAAGGATATCGGTCTTTGCACGAAGCATATTCGTGATTCCGGTATCCTTTAATGAATAAAATTTGTACTCTTTCGCAAGCCCTATCCCTGGACGCAACTTTAAATTCCAATAATCACGGAATGATTTTTCGGATTTTCTTTTCTCGCCAGGCCTGAACCTGTCACTGAAAATATAATATTTCCCCGGCTTGTCGAAAATTCTAAGGTCTATCATAAGTTCAATGACATGCTTCGGTAGCGTAATCACGGCATCGTTGTGATTTTTGGCTATATCTCCGCTTATTTTCATTGTACATTTTATCAGACTTATGTCCTCAATCTTCAATAATGACATCTCCTTGGGACGTATGAAACAGTAGTGAAGGAGATAGCATGCAAGAAGATAATGTCTATTATTTTTCTCTAGATACTCCTTAATTTTCATCAGAACCTTGTCTGGTAAAACCTTGCGCTGCTTATTGCCTCTCTTCTTTATAACACTTATTCCTACTGTGGGATCTGACGTCAGATAACATCTGTCTGTCAGATAATGGGCGAAAGTTTTAAGCCAACAAAGATAGTTATTACGCGTCTGCATAGTGTTGTTACGATCAATGTAAACATAATCCAGGAAAGCAGTTACCTTCCGTTTGTCTAATTGATATACGTAAGATATCCCTATGCTGTTACCCCACTCCTGAAAGATTTTCAGATAACTCAGATAACTTGTCGTGGTCTGCTCACGCATGTCACCATTGCTGAGACTTTTGTACAAGTATGCACGATACTTGTCGCATACATCAATAAATCTTGAGTATTCTAACTGATTGCTTGATTCAATCCAAGGATTCCAACCACCAGACAATTTTTCAACAAGTTTTTTGATAATTCGCGATGCAGTACTCTTTAACTCAGATTTTGTCTTGCACCGCCCTAGATAAATTCTTTTCCTTTTCATTTTTCCCTCAGCAGGATCAAAGGCTGAAAAATATATAAAACTGCGCTTACCTTCAGAAAGCCTTGGATAAGACCATTGTTTTATATCGTTAATGACCTCGTCATTTTTTCTTAAAAAAATCATTTTTTTTCTCTCTTCGTTTTACTGATGAGAGATATATTTAATATTCAATTTTTACAAGGTGTCGCATTTTTGTCTCACCTTTTTAACAGAATATGAGCTAACTTGCATTGGAATAACAAGTTAGCTCATCCTTTGTCGGGATTACTGGACTCGAACCAGCGACCCCTACGTCCCGAACGTAGTGCGCTACCAACTGCGCTAAATCCCGATGCCTTAAAAGCGAGTGCAAAGGTAAAGCATTTTTTTGAAACTCGTGCATTTTTTTCAAAAAAAATGCTCAAAAATTTGTATGATTAACAAAAAAGGCATATCTTTGCACCCGCAATCAAGCAATAACGATGGTGCCATAGCTCAGTTGGTAGAGCAAAGGACTGAAAATCCTTGTGTCCCCGGTTCGATTCCTGGTGGTACCACTCTCAACAAACAGAATCCTGATTTCGAAACGAAATCAGGATTTTTTGTTTTCATCAAACACACAAAAAGCGGCAATAACAAATACATAAACTCATGCCAGGCAATGTAAATATGCAATGAAAGACTAACAAAATACATTGCACAAACAGCAGATACAAATCACATTTTACATAACTAAATCATTAATATCATCGTTCTTTGCGGACAATAAGCCGCAAAATATGCGGTTAATTGTCCGCAAACGATACTGTCTCAAAAAGAGAATAGAAACATTATTTTCGCAACATAAAGACCAATTTATTAGCATCAGAAATTATGCATAAAATAACAAATGATTTGTTTGCCGGAATCATCGGAAAAATTAGTAGACTTACCATCCTGCAATATTTAAACATTATCAACAACAAACCCATTGACAGAATTAAGCATGCACTAATTTAATTCCGCTAATGGGTTAATACAATGAAATGACAATAAATTGGTAGTTATTTTTTAGTAAAAAAACGACTAATTTATTATTCATATTTTTTACATTCGATAAGTTTATAAGTTGTTTTAGGTTTCGAAGAAATATGATTTGTATCTTGATATTCAATACATTTTATTTTATACAGATGATATTCGCCCAATGTTATACCATTAAAGATACCAGATTCATCTGTTGTGCCAATTATTTTCTTATTATCACTAATAAAAGTCCACTTACCATTACTTAGAACTGTACCAGAAGCAAAATAGCCAACAAATTCAGTTATCACCTCTTCTAATTCTATGTGTGTGTTTAAATAATCATACACTCGTGATATGGCATTTAAAGATATTGTAGAACCAGAAATACTCTTTTCCAATGTTGAATTAACCCATTTATGTTTAAATGATAAATGATTCATTTCCAATACTTGTAGGAAAGAACGCATACTACTTAATGTATGCCCTTGTAATTCTTCTATCTTTTCTCCCAATTTATCTGATGAGTCGATTGAAAATATTTCATCGATTTTCTGTAAAGTAGATGAAATCCTTGAAGCTTCGCCAAATATATCAAACGCTTCATTTAGAATAAAATGTACATCAAAAGATGCAGCCTTTAACGCACAAGCTCTCATATTTGCTTCATCAGCATACTGTCTACCAAATCTTTTAATATGGCAATTACGTACCATCGCTTGATATTTATTCAAAGCATTTGCCAAAACATTTACATCTATATTATGAGAATTTCTAATATCACTGAATGCAATACAAGACATTATTTTACCATTCTGTAAAGAATATGAAAGCAATTCTTCATCGTCAACAGCATCATAATTACAATAAAAACCCTCATCTGGTAACATATAAGGCTGTACTTGACTTGCAGCAAGAGGTTCTGCTGTAATATCACTAGCATCTTTTACGACTACATCAAAATAACTACCATCTTCTGGATTATTATATATAGACAAGAGATCAATAATTTGGCCTTTAAATAAATTCAGACGATTCTCACTAATCCTTACTGCAATATATTTATAAAAGCATTCATCATTATTCGGATATAACAAACACAAAAATTTTGTATCAAAAATATCTGTCGCTATGAAGATTTGTGGCACTTCATAAAAAACAATGACCTCTATAAATTTTAATCTAATCATATTGCTTCCGGTTGAAAATCTATTTCTCTGTATTGAATTTCAGCATTGTTTAAATCAAACGATGTTGTATGCCACCAAGTATAATGATTTACACAATTATTACTTGGCGTTTTTAGCATTACTCCATATTCTGGAAACATAGTGATTTCTGCTATTCCATGTAAGTTTTTCAAGTAAGGAAGTTTTGCCATAGAACGAGCATCTTCCAATGTGCAAAGTGAAGACAATCCTGAAGCTTGCCACAATCTATCACGAAAGTTTCTATGTGGATATAGCTCCGTATGAGGTTTTAAATCCTCTTCTGTCATAACACCATTTTCCTTTATTAAGCGAAATAACGGTTCTTTGTCATATGCAACTACTACATTCTCAGGAGGAGTGTCGTTTGGCAACTGTTTAGCCCAAGATATTTTATATTTATTTTTATATTCTGTCAATTTTGTTGGTGTATACATATTGTCTGATAAGAATGGATTTTATCTGAATGTACAAAAGTAATATCAAATATTTATTTTTGCAATATATTGAATACTTTTTTATATTATAAATTTATTTTTAATATAAAAAGATGCATTTTTACACTATAAAAATTGTATAAACAAAATACTAAACACATCTATCTACTGATTATTTAGCTCAAAAACATATCAAATACGGTCATTTATATTTAGATTACGAGTCTTGCAATAATATCGTAAACAAAAATTTTAATAAACTGATGTTATATTAAACCAACACACTTTCAAAATAAAATTATCATATAACTTTTCTATCACACTATATTTTTTCGTATATTTGCACCAATCCGAAAATATTCGGTAAATTTTAAATAGATATATCATAGCTCAATCGCCTCTGAATCACCACCTCGGATATGAACGAGCTATTGTAACACACGTTGAGGAGTCCGTTTTCGACGCAGACTTCTCGCTTAGTGTGTTGTGGCTTGTGGTGAGCCAAGAGGCGTAGGCGATTGTCTGCGTCTTATTGTTAATCGTATGACATTGCCATATAGAAATATTCAAACATAAGTTTAACAATATGGAAGATCAAGAAGACAAATTGTATTGCCCTAATTGTGGCAGTTCTCAATTAGTAGCTAACAAAAAAGGATTTGGAGCAGGAAAGGCTTTAACTGGAGCTGTTCTTACTGGAGGCATTGGATTACTGGCAGGATTTATTGGAAGTGGAAAGGTAAAAGTTACTTGTTTAAAGTGTGGATGCAAATGGAATCCAGGGGAACTGTTAACAAAAGAACAAAAAGACGAGAAAGAAAATTATGTCAAAGAAAAAATAGCAAAAGAACAATATGAGGATAATTCAAACGGAAAATTATCTTCTATAATAACATGGATAATAATTATTGTATTTTTTGCTATTATTATCTTATTTAGTAAATAATATTTATATAAAATTCTATTCATCTGCAGTTTTTTCAGATAAACATAAAGGCATTAATATTCAGGCACATTAATTATTGACCATCAAGACTTATTAATTGATAAAACTAAATTTTACGATTATAAGACATACCCATTTTATTTGTGGGTATCTATAAATTTAAATCTTTTCAAAGAAAACTCAATAGTTCTGATTTTTTATTGCTTAAAATAAATCCAACAAAACTGCAGATGAATTGCAACCACCTCTTCATCCACTACCCAGTAAATAATCATGACAAAATATTTTCTCAATCTAGAAAATTAAATTATAACGAAAGTTAAAACAGCAGCCTTCACGCAATAGATATATTAACTTATATTTACTTTTATCCCATAAAACCAGGCTGAAACAGGCGTTTTTTGATGCAAAGACAGCTGCTTTTAATGCGAAAAGCGATGGGTAACGCATCGTAAATGGGCCACTTTTGAGTGGTAAACGGCAGAGTAATGTTTTTTAACTATTGATATTTAGGATGTATTTTCATGTAAATATCTGTAAGACAACGACTTAACAGAATCAGGCAAAATATGGCGATTTTCAAGGCAAAAAGTGGATTGAGGACGGGCATCGCCATTCTGAGAGCGTCAAACGGACGGAAAATGTCATAAATGTTTACAAACTCCGTTTGCTTTATTTATCAAAAACACCAAACGCAGAACATGACAGGAGATGTATTTTTCGACGTTACCAAGCCACAATATTTCATTAAGCTATAGACGGTTTTATCTATTTCTATTCATGCTTTCGGCCGTCTTTCTGCTTCATTTTGTCGCCGTCTTATGTCTCACGTTATTTGTTCCATATATCACATATTATCTACCAAACTTCTGTTTGCTTTCATTTTTGAGTTAATTTTAATTAAAGTATTTCATTTTGCAACCATACATAACGATTCTTTTACTATATTTATAATCTAAACATTTCATCAGGCCAACTTTCGTAAGGTTAAAGGGGGATCAGCCTTGCGGGCGTTCAGGCGTTATTTTCAAGTGAGCCCCAACATTATTATT